ATTTCAAATTTTAATAAGTTACAACGCGGCCATAAATATCACTGTCTGGATATCTCACTTCAAAAATCATTGGATCTAATGAAGGATAAACAACACCTTGTTTAGTTGCTGCTTTAATATCATATGAGTAAGGTGAGTAATTACCACCAGCTAAGTTTTCAATATCTACTTTAATTACTGATTGAACACCCTTAACTGAACCAATTAAATTATAAATGTCTGAATAAATAATTGGTTGATTAATTTGCCATTTAGATATAGCGAAATAATCTTTTAGAATATTGATACAACCAGTTAATACATCTTGTGAGTTATATGCTGGTAGTATTGAGATGTCAAAATTAACTTTTATATTAGTATAGTAAGCATCTTTAATTATGATGGCATCACTCATCATTTTATTATATGATAAGTATGTTTTTAAGTTTTGTTTTACAACATTAGATGCTCTAGTTATTTTACCATCAATATTATTTGATAAAATATAAACTGAAAGTGCTAATGGGTTATTATTTAAGAAATTTTGTTTATCAATATCATTAGCCACTAAATAATCTTGAGTCACATAAGCTTTAGCTATATAACCAAATTTAGCTGGCATAGATAAAGTACGAATTAAATAGTCAGCTTTAGTTACATTTCTATTTTGAGTTGGAAAATTAGCTAATGCTTGTAAACGAATTTCTTCTGTTGTTTCACCTGGGCCGCCACCTGATGATGGTTCTGGATTGTTAAATCTGATTGAATTTTCAACAGTTGTTACTGTGGAAGGATTTAAATTATAAGTATCAATATTATAATTAATAATATTATTTAAATTAATATCATCAGTTGGTAAATTAGATGTTATACCTCCTCCCACTAGATATTGAACTGTTAAAGTAGTATTAGCAGGAGCGACTCCATATTGGTTAGTGTACATAAAATTAGATGGATCATAAGCCATATCTAATTTACTTATACCATCAACTAGCCCTATACCAACATTATCAGGATTTGGAATAATAACTTCATCTGGGGATGAAGTAACACCACTACCAAATTCAAGTATTAAATTATTATCATCATCAAAACGAGTGACAAAACGTCTATCTACTTTTTTAGTACGTAATAAGAAACGAGCGCTATCATCATCATTATAATAATTAGGTTCGTTTACTGGTAGGTTAAGAGATTCATCAAATACTGTATCTTGAGCTAAATAAGGTACCTCATACCATGTATGATTTTCACTATCATTTATTTGTAATACCTCAATAATATTTTGATCATTAATGGTAACAGTAGGAAATTGTTCAGGATTACCAAAAGTAAAAGTAGTTGTTTTTATTTGTCCAGATATTGCTTCTACTTGTTTTTTAAGTAAATAATATTGTGGATTAGTAGTACTTGTAAAATAAGAATATACTGTTATTTCTGTTGGATCAAATGAAGATGAAAATTTAAAGTCAACACTATCTTGAGTTAAAAATGTTATATTAGGATTAGATGTTGATTTAATGGATGAATTTTTATTTATTCTAACAGTATATCTAAAATCAGGTAAGTAATTAGGAGCACCATCACTTGGTATTAATTGATAAACATCTAATAATACAGAGGACGCTGTTGTTATTTTAGGCCTATACCCTAAAGCATATGCTAACGCAATTATATTTTTCCTCTCCTGAGCGTATAAAAGTAATGTTTCTTGGAGTTGAGTGTCAGTATAAAACGACAGAATATCCCCGACGTACGCTGCCATTTCCATAAACATATTACCTGGAGCTGAAGGACTAAAGTCCATATAGCTATTTTGAAAGTATGTTCTAGCATAATTAATTAAGTCCTGTTTTAAGGTACTAAAATCTTTATCGTAATATTTTATGTCTGGTACGTTTGCCATTATTATTTACTTAAATCGGTTGTTGATACATTTAAAACTAAATTGTCATTTTGGTTATTGATAGAATATTCTAACACTATATTCACTGTATTTTGATCTGATAGTCTTCTGATTATTATATCTCTAATAAGAATGTTAGGTACATAAGCTAATATTTCTTGTTCTAACCTAGCAGCTACAGTGTCAAATGTTGTATCTGGTTCAAATAAAGAAGCTCTTAAATTTCCACCAAATAATGGATCAAAAAATCTTTCACCTTTATCTGTTAATATATAGTTTATTAAGTTAGATTTAACTTGTTCTTTAGTTGTGTATGTTTGGTTGAAAACATTAGTTCCATTGTTAAATAAAACATTAATACCTATACCTCTAGGTTGTCCTACATCTTGTGGGTTGAGTCTATATGTTGGTCTATTTAACATTATATTTGTCCTTCTTGTTTCATTTTATTCATTAACGCACTAAAATCAGGTACAACATCAATCTTAACAGCATTGATATCTCCCGCTGGTCTAGTACTAGCTAACATTTGGTCTACGCTATTCACAACCTGCACCTCATTCATCATTGGTCTACTAAATCCTTGAGCCATGGATGAATCCATATTACCTAATGATTGCCATTCACTAGTTTGTTTAGTTTCATTTAAAATATCATTTAATATACTATTATTAGTAAAGGCCATTGGTTGAATAGGCTGTGTAGGTTTGGCAGGTCTTATAGATTCGACCATGGAATTTTTGACAGTTGTTTTCTTGGTCTCTGCCACAACTGGCTTAGAGGCTGGTGCCTCAAGCAAAAGTCCTAGCTCTTCCCTAACGACAGCTTGTACTTCTTCGCGTATAACCTTGCGTAATAATTTAATAAATGTATCTGCTTTCATGTCTATAAATATTTTATTATCCTAATATTTGTTTAAGTTCTTCAATTAGTTCATCAGCTTCGCGTGTTCTGCTAGGGGCTGTTTGAGTTATTTTTAATTTACTAAAAGCGTCATAAGCAACTGCTTGTAAAGCTCCAGACGGTGTTGTGATCACTTCAATGATATAATCTTTTACTCCATTATTATATAAAGTAGATGTTGGTTCTTCATCATTAATTAAAGAAGGTTCTTGATTAAGAATTGGGGTAGTTGTTGGATCTACATTTATATTAAAACTTAATCTTTCAACTTTACTTTTAGATCGTGTTAATATTTGTTGTAATGTTTGTATAGTAGGTTGTATGAAAGTTATTAATAAAATATAATTATTAATTTTATCTTCTAATTGTTTAAACACTTGGTCATTTAATTCTTTATTAATTGGATATTGAGCAGCTACTGGTTTTGAGGGTGATGGACTTGCTAAGTCAGGAGCAGAACTAGCGGCAGTGGCTAATAATTTTTTCTTTTTAAACTGTAATTGAATTTGTAATATAGCTAAAGCTGTTTTTATTAATTTAAGAACAACAGATATACTACTAATAATAGTTTTAAGAATTTTAATTGTTTTTAATAACTTTACCTTTTTTATCTCAAATTCTTTTTTATAAGGAGAAAAATCACCAGAAAATTTAGGATAAAAAATAACAATAGATTTATTTTTAACTTCAACACGACCTTTATTATTTAATTTCTTTTTTGTTTTTTTAATTAAATTGCTAATAACAGCGTCAATTATTTTATCAGTATTAATAAATTTAGTTATTAAAGACATAAGTATACCAATCACTGCTGTTTTAGCAGCTGATTTGGCCATATCACCTTGCTCTTGTAAAGAATTTTGAAGATTATCAAATTTGTCTTTTTGTTCTTGAGATATTTGTTTTACTTTATCTTTATTAGCTATTTGACTATTATTAGTCATAGCTGAATTAGCTGCTGCTTGAAACGGATTATTAGTTATATTTGGTCTATTAATACTCATTATATTGTAAATGATTTAGTTGATTTAAAATTAATCATATTAGCTTTAACTTGAGTTAGTTTTCCTTTTAACATTGTTGTAGCAGGTGTTAAAGCGGCTGACATTAATGGACCAGGTAATACAGCAGCTGATTGAACCATATTACTATACATTGATATAGCATCTATTAATTCAATTAAAATTTCTTCTAACTCATCCGCTTTAGTTATTGGTTCTGGTTTTCCGTTTATATCTAAACCTAATTGTATTCTAGGAGCATTAACTAAGAACATATTTTGTTCTTTATCACTATCTTCAACACCAACATCAATTGTCACTTTTTCACCTGCTGATAAATTAATATACGTTTTAGCATTAATAAAAACATTATCTGAACGACCATTTAAAATAAGTCGACCTGATGATAATTGTATTTGCTCTCCAGTATACTCTTGAGGAGTTTGTTGGACATTTTCACTTACTTCTTTATTAGTATTATTACTTGTTCCTCCAACTAAAATATTTGATTCACCAACTACACTAATAGGAGCTACACTACCTGTTGGTGGGACTGTTGTTCCTTGAGCGGGTGGGGTGGCTACTCTATTTGGTACATTTCCACTTTTTAATGCTCCAACACTTGTGAGTGCTCCAAAGTGAGATGAACTATTAGAATCTGAGGCTCCACTAACTACTCCTTTTCCTCTAGGTTGAGAATTTCCAACAAAAACATTATTAGCAGGAACTCCATTAGCTACAGCTGATCTAACAATACTTGTTGTTTTAGCTGAAGAAGCATATGGTTCTATTATGTATAATTTCTTTTTGTCTACATTAGGGTTTTTACTTAATCCTTCAGATTGTGTACAACCAGCACTAAAAAGAAATATAGGAATATTAGGATTTTGATTAACAAATTTTATTACATCAGTTATTGGAGTATTATATCTAAATCCTTTTACATTTTTATTAGTACCTAATCCTTTTTTTAATAAATTTACTTGTTCTGATATAGAGTAATCTCCAGGTCTATAATCAAGACCACCTACCAAAACAGCATCATAGGCTATATTTGATCCTGGTGATGTGTTAGGTGAGCTTACTGCCTGTGTATTATTTACTAAATTATTAGTCATCTATTTTAAAAGTTATTACTTAACAAAAAATCCCCAATATTCCCAATGCCAAACTTCATCAACACCAGTACCATCAGCTAACCTATAAGGATTATAAAATCCATATTTAGGAGCGTTAGCAGCGAACCATTGATAGAGAGGATAAGTTGCTCTAACTCTAGCATTAGCGGCTGGGTCTCCTTTATCTTTCCCGCCTGTAACAGCTCTATATAGTTCAGAAATATCTATAGCTATTGCCCACCCGTGAGGAGAACTACCAGGTTTAGCTACTGTTCGCCCAGATCCTAAACTTCGTTGATGGTTCACATCTCTATAAGCTGATGATAAAGTAAATTTAATATTTTGAGAATCAGCAAATTGTTTAAAAGCTAAATATTGTTTAGCAGCTTCAGGGTGTAATAAAAACCAACCACCCGCGCCATTATAAACATATTGACTTCTATTTCCTTTAGCGACTCCAACTAAAGCACTCATAGGTAAATTACCATTAGCGTATCCAGCGGCTTTAAAATCTGGTGGGCCAGGATAAGCACTAGCGCCTACTTTACTAGTAGATACATTTATTACTCCTCCTATAACTTGTGGTAGAAATCCTCCACCACCACCACCTCCTCCTCCACCACCACCTCCAGTTACTCCGGTAATTGTTACAGGTGATGGTTGTTCCATGTCAGGATTATCTTCTTCAAATTCACCTATTTCTTGTTGAAGGAATAATTGAAATCCTTCCTCATCAGGTAGATCTTCAAAAGTTAAATCTTGAATATCTATTTCAGCCGGCACAACCATAGTTGGGGTTGGTGTAGGGGTTGGGGTAGGGGTTGGGGTAGGTTCTTTTGGAGGAAGAGAACCAGTTGGTGTTAATGTTATAACAGGAGTTACTACATTTTGATTATCTTGTGGTTTAGTAGTTATGTTTAAAGATTGTTGATTTGGATTACCTAAATTAATATTAGCTCCTCCTTGTTTATACATGCCTATAAATGAAGATACATTATTAGGATCATTTGTAGCTATTTCTCCTTTATCACTACTTATACTACCTGATCTTAAAGCTTGTAGATACTCTTCATTATTACCAGTAAAAAGATAAGTATT